GTGGATGGCGTGCCGTGGCTTGTCGATCGTCGAGGCGCTGAAGGACATCAAGCGCCACTTCGGCATCCGCGATGACCTGCCGAAGCCGCCGGAGAAGACCTACCGCCGGCCGGAGAAGCCGAAGTGCCAGTCTGCGAAAGGCCGCGTGCACGAATGGCTGACCGGCCGCGGCCTGACCGACGAGACGATCAAGGCCTTCCGAATCGCCGAGCAGCTGCAGCACGGCAGGACCTACGCGGTATTCCCCTTCATCGACGAGGACGGCGTGCTCCTGAACGTCAAGTACCGCAACCCGGACGAGAAGAAGGACATGCGCCAGGAGAAGGACGCCGCGCCGTGCCTGTTCGGCTGGCACCTGATCGACCCGAAGGCACGAACCGTCACGATCACTGAGGGCGAGATCGACGCGATGACGCTGCATCAGATGCGCGTGCCGGCGCTGTCGGTCAACCAAGGCGCGGGGAATCACCAGTGGATCGAGGTGGATTGGGAAAAGCTGGAGCGGTTCGACGACATCCTGATCTGCTTCGACAACGACGAATCCGGCGACAAGGGCGCGGCGGAGGTCATCAACCGTCTGGGCATCGAGCGCTGCCGACGCGTCCGCCTCGGGGCCAAGGATGCCAACCAGTGGCTGCAGGACGGTGCCGAGGCGGTCGATTTCCAGCAGGCGATGGAAGATGCTCGCCCGCTCGACCCCGACGAGCTGCGCAACGCCGATGAGTACACGCAAGCGGTCATCGAGCTGTTCTATCCACCGCCGGGAACACCTGTCGCGCCAGCGCTTTACATCGACAAGGAGCTGGAGTGGTTCCGCTTCCGCATGGCCGAGTACACCTGCTGGACCGGCATCAACGGGCACGGCAAGAGCCTGATGCTCGATCAGATCCTGCTCGGCTTGATGTTGCAAGGCGAGAGGGTGGTGATCTTTTCGGGCGAAATGGGTGCTGTGCGCCACCTGAGGCGCATTCACAAGCAGGCCACGGGACTGGACCGACCCACACGGGAATACATCCAGGCGGTTGGTGCCTGGCTGCGAGAGAAGCTCTGGATCTTCGACCTGGTGGGCGTCGCCAAACTGGACCGCCTGCTGGAAGTATTTGCGTATGCGGCGCGGCGATACGGCGTGCGGCACTTCGTCATCGACAGCCTGATGATGATCGACGTACCCCAGGACGGGCCCGGCTCGATCACCAAGCAGAACGAGGCGGTGCAGAAGCTGGTGTCATTCAAGAAGACCCACAACGTGCACGTCCACTTGGTGGCCCATCCGCGCAAGCTGCGTGACGAGGCCGAGGCCCCCGGAAAGATGGAGGTCGCTGGTGCCGGCGGCATCGTCAACGGCGCCGACAACGTGTTTTCCATCTGGCGGGCCCAGAAGGACGAGGCTCCCGCCAACCCCAACGACCCCGATGCCGTGGCCGCGTGGGAAGCCATGCAGTCGGACATCGACGCGAAGCTGATCCTGAAGAAGCAGCGCGAGGACGGTGTACAGGACTACACGCAGGTTCTCTGGTTCGACAAGCCCTCGATGCAGTACCGCACCAGCCAGCGGCGCTACCCGCTGCGCTTCGTCGAGTTCTCAATCCAAGATCAGGAGGTTCCCCAATGAGCATGAAGGAATTCGAGCAGTACCTGAAGGCGTCCGATTTCTTCGCCGACACCATGAACGCGCACCGTGCGGCAACGGCCGAGGTGATCGCGGGTTTCGCCCAGCTGCTGAAGCGCCGCGGCGTCAGCGATGCCGAGTTCAAGGAACTGCTTCGGCGCCTGGAGGACGCCACTGGCCGCCCTTCGGTGGACGGAAGCCGGCGCAACCTTGCGGCTCGGATTGGCGATAGCCTGAAGGGCCGCGCATGAAGGTGATCGAGCGCTACGCCAGCGCGGTTCGCTCGTCGAACCTGGAGATCAACGAGCGCACGACGCGATCCGACTCGGACGTGCTCGGCGCGATGGGGCTCGCCGGCCGGGAGTTCCCGTTGGCAGTGGCACTGCAGCGGCTGTTCCTGGGCGACGGCACCGTGGCGCGCGAGTTGGTCGAGATCCTGGCCGATGACGCATGGCGGCAGGCGAGGGCGATGAAGGTGAAGCTCAACCGAGTTCAGGCCTACGACCTAGCTCAGGGCTGTATCGCGTGGCATCGGAACCCGACCTGCGAGCACTGCGGTGGGCATGGTGCAACGGTGATCCCCGGCAGCACGACGTTGGGCGTGAAATGCAAGCCCTGCAAGGGCACTGGTCGCACTTCACTGAGCAGGATCTTCAAGCAGCACGCCGAGGTCGCCGACTGGCTGGTCGCTCACATGGAGAGGCATCAGGCCATGGCAGGGCCGGAGGCGATGAAGCAGATCGCGGGCTATCTGGACCTGAAGATCGCCGTGGCAAAGGCAGCAAGGTAAAAAATCTTTACCCCAACGCAGGTTCTCGCTTAAAATAACTCTGCCTGTACAAATCCCGGGAGAGCCGGGAACAATAAGAGCAGCCCATCCCTTGATGGCGGAGCTTTCTCTTCAGGTTGATGACCCGCCTCGCACAAGCTTGGCGGGTTTTGTTTTTGGGAGCAAGCGGATCGCGATCACTATTCGGGAAGAGTCGTGGCGTCATCCGCTGGTGGCTGGTCAGTGTGCTCGGGGAGCTTCTAGGTTGTTCAGGGGACTAACAGGCTTAGCGCGAAGCTCTGTCCGGCATGTAGCGGAACAGGCCTTCGCGCGGTGCCGCACCAACAGCAGGGGCGGCAGTTGGCGTGCTGGTTCGATCAGTGCGTTGAGCGTGCGAGGGCATCAATCAGAGGACGCCTTCGATAGACAGGCATGCTATGCGTCCGACCGGATTCCTAGATTCTTCTTTGCGATCATCGAGGAGAAAGCAGATGCGCTGTAATAACAGCGAACACCTGTGTGTTCGTGCGTCATGTGGTTCCACTTCGAGAACCAGACATTCAAATCACCGACTGGAGCCAAATTGTCAAAAATGGCGTACCGATCTGCGTATTTGTTGAACGCCTCTCCAACCTCCGTCAAACCGTTGAACAACAAATAGACCATTTCTATCCAAGAGAGCTGAGCGCGAATAACTGCGACGTAGTGCCACTTCTGCTCACGAGTGAATTCGCTTTTGTCGATCCATCGGAGGATTCGGTACAGAGTTCTCCAAGGAGCGTCTAGGCTGGAAACTTCTTGCGCGTAAAGGTTCTCGTACTTGACGAGGGAATCCTCAAGGCTCTGCTCGAGGAATGACACATCCTCACGTTCGGGGGCTTCATCAGGAGGAAGATCCTTGAGTTTATTCAGGTAGATGTCGTGGCTTATCGCATCAACGGATCCATGTCGCACGCTACGTTCAAAGAATCCTTGCGTCGACGCAAAGGTATCTAGATACCACGCGCGCAAAGCATCTCGACCATGCTTTTTGGCAACAGAGTCCTCTATAGACTCGATGAGTCTCTGGTATCGGTCGAGCCACGAAAATAGAGCATTCTCGAAGTTCTGAACTCGGGTGGCTGAGGCGGTTTCTTTGAGTTGCTTCTCGGTGGCGCGAAGTTCGGTGCGTTGGATGTGAATCCCGATGAAGATCAATAGAACTGTGGCTAGACCGACCGCAGGATTGATGATGCCTCCGAAATAGTCCCCAGTCTGGCCCCAATGCGCCACATCTGCGGATAGCGAAGCGCTCTTGAACCCATAGATGAAGAAGCCAATGGCAACGACTGCGACAGCGCCAACGGCGACGGCAATGTAGGCCGCCCATCGAAGAAGCCGATTTGCTTCCGCAGCATGATCTTCGGCCTCTGAAGCGCTCGAATTGCTTTCCGGTTTTTCCACTTGCTTGTCTCTCCTCATTTGTTGGTGGAATAATACGGCCTGAGACAGCGCTGCCTGCTGAGGCAGCTGCTCTCGAAACTCTGCTGAACACCTGCCGACGCGCATGTAGCGATGGCCGCCGCAGTCAATGGACTCGTCCGTTCAATTTTGGATGGGCGCGACCCCTCCAAGAGCGTGCGAAAAGGTGGTGCTCAAGCGCAAGGTCGATTACCGTCGCTTGCAGAAAAGCGTAACCCTAGAGAAGGCTATATCCCCGGACCTCTTTGTAGGAGCCAGCAATGCGCGTTTCCAAATGGCAGTTTGATGATCGTTTTCGTCGTGACATGCTTGTGCAGTTTGCAGACGACGACACGATCTATGTCATCACTCATGTTGAACCTGAGTCGATCACGGTCGAAGCCGTAAGTTAGTTGTAAGACCGCAAATCAACAGCCCGCCTTGTGCGGGCTTTTT